AGTTGTCTATATAGATACGGAAAATGCAACATCTGTAGAGAACTTGGGTTTGCTTGGTGTCGATATTACCACGCGCTTCGTATACGTCGATACTCATTGTACTGAAGAAGTATTAGCTATCGCAGAGTCAACAATCTTGAAAGCCAAGGCGATGGATAAAGATGTACCAATTACGATTATTTGGGATTCTGTAGCTGCTTCATCTCCTAAGGCAGAGCTAGATGGTACATATGAACAGAATTCAATCGGCCTTCAGGCTAGAGCTATATCAAAGGGGATGAGAAAGATTACTGGTGTCATTGCAAATCAAAATGTACTGATGGTATGTCTCAACCAGACACGAACTAAAATTGGCGTTATGTATGGCGATCCAACCACGACCCCGGGAGGGAAGGCAATTCCGTTTCATTCATCGGTGAGGATTAAGCTTGGAGCAGGTCAGCATATTACGAATAAGAACAAAGAGGTAATTGGTATTCATGTTCGTGCAAAGACAATTAAGAATAAAGTTGCACC